GTAGATCTCGGTGGTTGGCGTTGCCTTCAACGCGTTGCGCTGTTGCATTTGCCGCGCCGCCGAGCCGCGCTCCCGCGCGTTGCGCTTCATCGGCAGCAAAACCGTTCATCCGATCAGCGCCGCCGGTATAGGCGGACACGCCGGGAACACCACGTCTATATTGCCCTGCCCGACCTGCCATTGGTCCGGGGGCTGGTTTGAGGTAGCCGCGCAAGTACGCCTCGGCCGCCTGTTCCTTGCTGCCCCGGTTCATCGCGTCCCATGTTTTGCCGTAGCCGGTTTTCAACCGCTCGGCGGCAAAGCGGCTTTGCAGTCGCGGGTTTCGCCAATCTTCGTCCGGGAAATTCTTTTTTAGCCAATTGACGTAGTTGTGCCATTCATCGCCGCCCTCTTGATATAAACCGTGCGAAAAAGAATGTTCGCCAAAACCATGCTTGCGTGTATAGCCTGGTTGGTCGAAATGCCTTTCCGCTGGATTAAAATTACTTTCCGATTTGATGTTGGCCAACACGCCAGCGATTCCGGCTTCCGACATTCCCGCCTTGCGAAATTCATCAGCGACAATGCCAGCCGTCTCTTGTTTGTTTTTTGGTAAGATTATTTTTCCGGTCGGTGCGGTGCCACCTCCGTCACCAACGGGACCACCGCCGCCCATCGGCGGTATGCTACCCACGCCACCGCCAGTATCAGTCGTGGCCCCACCACCACTGACAAGACCATGCCGACCGAGAAACCTGTCGCGCGCGCCACCACCACCGCCGCCATCCGGCGAATAACTTATCGGTGTTGCGCCTTTCGGCAGGGTTGCGTCGGAGGGGCCAAAATATTCGTTCAGACCTTCGACGAATGCTGATTTGATCGGCTTCTTGATCTGTTCTTGATCCTGTGTATTAAAACCTTGCGGCAAGCCAATGCCACCCTGACCGCCGCCGGGCGGAATCAATCTTCGCCACCAGTCACCGCTCAAGGGGCCTTTTTTGGTCTCGTCAGTGAACGGCGATCCCGGTGCACCGGGCTCAAACCCATGAGGCAATTTATCGAATTCACCTTTAAGCTCTTTAGCCTTTTCGATAGCGCTCTGTAAGCCTTCGCTCGACGTTCGGCCTAGGCGCTCATTCATTCCATCAATCGATTTAGATACGCTGTCGAATTCCTCCTTTAATTTTTTCGCCCGAGCAATACTTTCGTCTGTTTCTTCGCCTCCCTTTTCCAGAACTTCCGCCGCTTTCTTGCGGCGTTCCTCACCGGTCATCAAGGCGATGCGATCGCCAGCCGCACCAAACGCCGCGCGCGCAATACGCTTTTTTTCGACCAAGTCGCTGGTGCGATCGATGCCTTCGAGAACTTTATCCAAAAACTGCGCATTGTCCGTCGTGTGGCGCAATTCCTCGGCCAACTGAATTGCTGCCGCCGACGACGCGCCGGTGCCGCGCAACGTCTCATAGAGCGTCCCCATGCCGCGCCGCGTCTCGTAGGCTTGCTCGGCAAGAGTGCGAAAGCCTTGCTGCGCTTGTGCCGTGGAAACACCGACATCCTTCCACGCGCCTTGCAGGCCGCGCATCGCGTTTTCGTTGAGCCCGGTTTCCTTGCGCAAGTAACTGAGTTCGACGGTAGCTTCCTTCCAGTCGTAAACCTGCTTGCCGACATAAGCCATCGCTGCGCCGATAGCGAGAATTCCAGTGCTGATGCCGGGGATGATGCGGGCAAGAGCACTCAGTGATGAACCAAGACCGGGTATCAAAGTCCCGGCAACTTTAGAGACGGACTCGATGGCATCCTTTAGGCCAACCATTTCCTTGGTGACCTTGCCCGCGCTCTCGCCGACCTTGCCGAAGCCCTCGATTTGCTTTTTCAGATCATTCAACGGCTTGGAAAATTTGTCGACCACCTCGACGACGATCTGCACCGTCTCGGCTTGGGGATCGGCCATTTATCCTATCCTCGCAAATCATCGATGGCGTCTGCCGCCATGTCCATGAATTCGATCAATTGATCCCGCCGCATGTCGGCAAACTCAAACGGCGAACATTTGAGCACGTACCCCAGTTTGATGCAGATCGTGATCATATCTTGCCGGGGTGCGGCACAAAAAAACGGGTAATGCCCCATGAGCAATCGATCAGGTCGCGCGTCGTCATTTGCTCGATCGATGACGGCGGCACATTGCCCAACCGCGATAGCATAGCCGTCATAGTGGTCATTTCATGCGTAACGATCGGCGGCGTCGCAAACATATTGAAGATGACTGGATTGCCGATCTGCAACAGATCGCGCGCGGTCGGTTCGCGAAACGTCAACGTCTTTACCGTCTCGCCATGTGCCTGAATTGGTTTTTCCAGTTCTTGCACAAAAGCCGGTTCTGTTTTCGGCGTAACATTGGGCGCAATGCTGGTATCACCAGTCTTGGCATCCATTCACTGTCTCCGCTTTTTAGACGTTGGCTACCAGTTCGTCGCAGGACATGCCTTCAAACTTGACGTTGAACTGGCCGTCGCGCGAATTGACCGTCGAGCGCTCCGAACGCCACGCATTGCGCAGCACATAGACCGTGCCGTTGGCCAGTTCAGCGGTGATCGTTGAGTCGGTGATGGCGTCGATATCTTCGACGCTGGTGCCGGGGATGGTCGACACATCCCCGGAGATATACGGCACAATCGGCAATTCGCTGTAGCCGTGCACGCTGTCTTGCCCGGCAATGCCGGTGCGTTCCTGCCGCGACGGAACGACTTCCAGATTTCCTCGCACCGCAAGCTGGACGCCGTCGACCATCCAGAAGGCAATGCCCGCGATTCTTTGCGCCATGTGTTGCTCCTATTTACGCGGCAAGCAGTGCCGGTGCGAATTGCAGACGGAATTGGCCAAGCACCGCAAACATGCGGAGTTGGTTCACCAGATCGGGCGGGTAGAGCACGTTGATCCGATTGGGATCGGTCGAGTCGCGTTCGACGATGAGGAATTTCTTGAAGATATCGGTATTCTCGACCAGACCGTCGAATTCGGCCTCGCGATATTCGGCGACGATTTCCGCCTTGATGATGTTCGGCGTGACGATCGCCTGCCCGGGACCGAACTTGGTCCCGTCATTGGCCAGCTTGCAGCGCGCGTATTTGTTGGTGATCGTCTGCTTCATGCGCCGGAATAATTCGGCCAGCGTCGCCAGCGTCGTCACCAGTTCATAGGCGTTGTCCGGCTGGCCCAGCGTATTTTTCTGATACGTCGTTTGTTCGCGAGCGATTGCTGGTGTGCCATCCGGCGTCGTTGATTGGATCGCTAAACCGACACCAGCCAACGCATTGAGTTGCGTCTTATTGAAGCGTCCGGTTTTCGCCGCCGCCATGATGCCGTCGAACGTCAGGGTCTGTAAGGGACGCGCCGGGTCAATCGACAACGCGCCAGCCGCGCGCGCGTCATAGGCACCGATCCACTCCCAGACCGGCGACGGGCTGGTGGGCTCGACAGCCATGATCGAGACGACGCCGGTATTGTTGGTTGGCCCGAAGGTGAACAGATTGCTGTAGGTGTCGCGGCGGGCTGAGAAGATGTGCCCGTAATCTTCCCGCATCCAGCCCCAGCGACCACTATCGGTGAAACCGTATTCCGTGCTCCACGCAATGATCGAGCCGGTGTCGGTGTGGCCCATGCCGACATACTCGTAAGGCTCGTCGCCGAGATTGGCGATGGCGTTGGTCCAGACCGGCACACCGGTGCCGTTGGCCAAGACATTGCCAGCGGGCAAGGTCAGCGTCAGCCCTTGCGGCAACACTTCGCCGCCGAGCGGACCGAGCACGTTCAATTCAACGCGGATATCGTTGCCGGTCGCCCCTTTCCATTTTGCCGTCAGCGTCGTCGTCGCGCCGACCGGCGCACCGCACGTTGTTGGCAGATCGAGGATGAGGTCCATCGCTGCTTTGATCTTGCCCGACACCTGCGTCGTGGTATCGCCGAGCGAGACACCGACTGCAATTTTCTGTCCGGCCACATAGAGCGACAGCGTGCCGGATTGCGTCGGTGCCGCTGTCACCACGATATCGCCGGTTGCCGCAACGCCAGCGGCGGGTTCGGCAATCGGCAACAGCAGGACGGGCGCACTTTTATTCAGCGCGGTGAAGGCAAAGAACATACGCGCCAGCGGCGAGCCCTGCCCGGCCAGATTGATCGCGTCCTGCAACGACCCGCAGGCAACCGGCGTATCAACCACACCTTTACCGGCGGCGATCTTATAGTCCGCCAGCAGCACGTATTTGTTCGACGTCGGCGTTCCGGCTTGCGACGGATCGACCTCGATGTAAACAAGCGGGACTTTCCAACCTCTCGGTATATTATTAAACGACACTGGCATGGGACTTGCTCCTGTTTATGCCGGATTATTTCTTTGCTTTCGCTTTCTCTTTGGCGTCTGGCGCTTCCGTCTCGACAATGTCGCCGTCCCG